AGAGCGCTCGCTCAAAAAAATTGAGGCCGCTTCCACGCCAGCTTCGACCGGTCTGAAACTGCTATCCAGCGCAGCCAATGACGCCAAGTTCCAGATGCAAGCCGCCACTGAGCGGCTAGGCATGCTCGGATCGGTGCTCGGCAAACTCGGCCCTGCGGGTCTTATGGCCGGTGCCAGTATCGCCGCCTTGGGTGTGGGCATCACCGCCTTGGTCCTGCCGGTGGCGCGTGTTGGCGACGAATTCTTCAAGCTCTCACAAAAAACCGGCGTCTCGGTCGAAGCGCTCACCGCGCTCGACTATGCGGCCAAGCTGTCGGATGTCAGCACCGAAGGACTGACCAAGGCGCTGCAAAAACTGTCGATCGCCATGTTCGACACCCAGGTCAATGGCGATGAAGGCAGCGCCGCCTTGAAAGCCTTGGGCGTGTCGGCCACCGATGCGCATGGACAAATCCGTCCCACCGAAGCTGTCCTGCTCGACTTGGCGGAAAAGTTCGCCACCCTGCCGGATGGCGCCGACAAGGCGGCACTGGCGGTAAAACTCTTCGGCAAAGAAGGTCTCGCCATCATCCCGTTCCTGAACCAGGGACGTGAAGGCATCACGGCTTTGATGGAAGAAGCCCAACGCCTGGGTCTGGTGATGTCCGAGGACGTGGCGCGGGCGTCCGAGGTCTTCAACGACAACTTGACCCGCCTGTCGGCCATCTTTGAGGGCGTGCAACGCCAGATCGGCGCAGCGGTCATCCCCATCTTGGCGGATTTTACTGAGCAGGTGATCCTGGCGCAGAACGAGACCGGCAGTTTCAGCAACGAGCTACAGCGCATCACTGCCAACCGCGATGCCACGATCACCTTCCTCGAATCGGTCGCCTCGGGCCTGTCCTTCATTGCCGAGTCGGCGGTGCTCTTGAAGCGTGTCATCGCCCAGCCTTTCGACAGCCTGTCGGTAGTCGGCAAGGACATCGAGACCTGGTTCAAGACGGACATGCTGCGTTCAGGCAAAGCGATGGGGCTGGATCCCAAGGCTATTGATGCGGAAATCGCCAAGCTGCAAACCGCACGCGACGACTATGTTCGCGCCGCGAATGACCGGCTGTTCAACATCAACCAGAACCCGGGTTATGTGGACCGGGTGGCAAAGTTCTTTGAGGAACAGCGGCGCACGGTGCGCATCATGGGCCAGAGGTTCGTGCTCGACACCGAAGCGCAAGCCAAGGAAGTACAGGCCATCTATGACAAGTTTCTACCGACGCTGCCACGAAAGCCAAGACCCAGCCTGGACCTGTCTGGTTTCGAAAAACCAAAGCCTGCAGAAAAGTTAAACGAAGGCGAAGCTTTCCTCAATCAACTGCGCTCACGCCTGACCCGAACACAAGAGGGTGAGGCCGCCGAACTGCGCGCCCGCGCCCTGCAGATCGAAGCCAAGGGCTACAAAGGCGTCGCTGTCGAAGCAGAAAAATACATCCAGGTGCTCGACGCCATTGAGCGCCAAAAGGAGAAAGACAAAGCCTTCGAGGCCTATGAGAAAGAAGAGGCCAGCGCCCGCAAGATCGTCGAGTCCCTGATCGGTGGTAACCGCCAGCGCATCGAAGGGGTGCAGCTGCAGCGTGAGATGCTGGATCTGGGCACGGAGGAGCGTGCCGTCCTGCAAGCCAGCACCGAATTAGAAAAGTCCGCCACCGCTGCACGCAAGGAAGCGAGTCAGATTCAGGACGCCGATCTGCGTACCCAGACGATCGAGGCCATCAACGACGCCCTGGCGCGTCAGTTGCCGATTCTGGAAGACCTCATTCGGGCCAACGCCGAGTATCAACGCAGCACCGAGTTCGGTGCCAAATCGGCGCTGCGCACCTACATCGAGGATGCGACCAACGCCGCCAAGCAGGCCGAACGCGCTGTGACGGGGGCTTTCAAGTCCATGGAGGATGCGCTCACCCAGTTCGTGATGACCGGCAAGCTGGATTTCAACAGCCTGGCCAACTCCATCATCAGCGACCTGATCCGCATCCAGATCCAGCGCGCCATCACCTTGCCGCTGGCGAACTTTGCGATGAGCCTGTTCACCCCCGCAGCCAGTGCCGCGCTGCCGCTCGGTTCGGGTGAGCTGATGGGCGTGAACGCCAACATCGCGCACAGTGGGGGCCTGCTCGGCGGCGATAGCCTGCCTTCCCGGCAGGTGGATGGCGCTGTGTTCACCGGAGCGCGCCGTTTCCACACCGGGGGCCTGGTCTCGGGCGAAGTGCCGATCATTGCGCGCCAGGGGGAGGCGGTGTTCACGCCTGGCCAATTGCGCGCCCTGGGTGGCGCCGTGGCTGGCAGGCAGCAGGTCCATGTGGAAGTGAATGTGATCAACCGCGCCAGTGGCGTCGAAACCCGCGTCGAGCAGCAACAGCAGCTCGATGGCAGCACGCGGCTCGATGTCATCGTCGAGCAAATGGAAGCGCGCATGGCCCGGTCGATCTCCCAAGGTTCCGGCTTGGCGCCGACGCTGGAGCGTCGCTATGGCCTAAACCCTGCCGCCGGAGCGATGCGATGAATGTTCAATGGCCCAACACCCTGCCGCTCCCGTCGGTCGAAGGTTATGGCCTCACGCCACAGGAAGCCGTGCTGCGCACCGACATGGAATCGGGCCCGGCCCGCCAGCGCCGCCGGTTTCGGCAAACACCGACGCGCATCTCCGTGCGCTGGCTGTTCAGCGAATTCGAGTTTGCCCTGTTCGAGGCTTGGTACAAGTACCACGCCGATGAGGGCGGGCAGTGGTTCGAAATCACTCTGCTCGGCGGACTGGGCTTATTGCCGCACGAGGCCCGTTTCACCCGCCAGTTCGAAGCCCAACTGCGTTCGGCCCGGCGCTGGGACGTCAAGGGTGAGCTGGAAATCCGCGAGCGGCCCACGCTCGACGAGGGCGCGCTCAACCTGATGCTGGAACTCTCCGCCGACGACCTCTTTGCCATGGGCAGCGAAATGCACCAATTGGTGCACGGCACCCTGCCGCTTCGCTGGCCAGCATAGCGATACGTCATTCAACGATCCAACCTGTTTCTGGAACCCTTCTATGAGTTTGCAAACCGATCTGCATCAAGCGGTCGCGCGCGTGGCAGCTGACAGCGCGCTGCTGCATGCCGTCGTGCATGGCAGCCCCCTTGAGACAGTGACCACTGAGGGTGGCGTTGTCGTCACCGTGGCCAAGCTGCTGAATGATGCCGATGCGCGCATCAATGTTGCTGCTGCGGGCATCCTTGCGCAAAGCCAGTCGGCCGCACAGGATGCGCTGACCTCGGCCGAGTTGGCATCCAGTGAAGCCGACCGTGCACAGTCGGCCGCCAGCCAAGGCGTCACCGACACCAATGCCGTGCTGCAGTTGGTTCAGACCAGCGGCAATCAAATCCTGGTCGATGCTGAAGCCGTGTTGCAGCAGGTCATCGCCCGCCTGCTGGCTGTTGGCCTGCCCGACGCCTTGACCGGCGCACGCGGCATGCTCCTTAAAGTCAAGGCCGATGAATCTGGCTACGAGTTGGTCAATACCGCCGCACTGCCGCGCTTCTATGGATTTCAGCAGTCCAACGACGGTTCAGAGTTGCTGCTCACCGAAGGGCGTGATGCCGATTTCAAAGCGAATGACTTCCTGGCATGGACACTCGCGGAGGGCATCGCCTTTGCCATACGCGATAACGCGCTGGAGGTACATCTGTGAATCTGGACATCTCGGCGCTTGGCTATCGCTGGTGCGGCATCTACTCCCCCTATCTCAGCTACCGAGATGGCGATGTGGTCTTCAAGGACGGTGGAGCATGGGTCATTCGCCACGGACTGCCTCAGCCCTTTGCACTCGGCCAGCAAGATGCGATCCTCAAAGGCCATCTGCTGACGGGCGGGGTTTCCGTGGGCGGCATCGCCAGCATGGTCCTGCACGCCAATGGGGCGGACGGTGTGGAGTTTCGCTTCATGGCCGATCGCAACGGCACGGTGGCCACGGCGCTGATGAATACCGACCGGGCGGCGGCTGACCGTCACAGTTCCAGTTATTTCATGGCGGCGATCATGAACGACGGCTCGGTCAGGGCTTGGGGCCGAGCGGTCAATGGGCAGCAAGGTACCGGCAATACGGGCGATATCGGGCGCACATTTCCGGCGCGCACAGCATTCCCGCCTGGGACACCACGCATTGTGTCCGTCACCTGCGTCTGGGATGACACCTTCTTCCTCGATGCCGATGGCGGCCTGTGGCACGCCGGGGGCAACGATGCGGGTCTGGCTTCAGGTGTCGGCAGCGCCAACTCGGTGCCCAGAAAGATCAACGGTTATGGTGAGTTGCCAAGTAACGCTGTTGTCAAGCGCGTCTTCGCGGGGCATGACTATTTCGGCTATCGCACTGTCGCTTGTCTGGACGCGCAAGGTCGGGTTTATGTCTGGGGTTACAACCAGCAAGGCTGCCTCGGCCTCGGTCACACATCGAATGTCTCGACACCCCGTTTGGTGCCCTTCACTGTCGACACGCAGATCAAAGAAGTCTTTCTCTCGGGAGGCACCTATGCAGCGAGCTATCTGATTGACACGGCAGGGCGTCTGTGGGTGGCGGGTGAAGCCAACTCGACAGGCTTTGGCAGTGACCAATCGACCCATCGCCTGTTCATGCCCTGGGGAACAGAAAAGCGCGTCAAGAAGGTGTTTTGCTCCGAGTCCGATGCCCATTGGGTCACGGGCAGTCAGTACTACCGCAGCTACGGTGTCATCCTGGAAGATGGCGCGCTTTATCGGTGGGGTCATGACAGCGGCCAGACTTCGGGGATTTGGGGTACTGGCTACACGGGTGACATCTTCACCGGTCACGCCCTGTTTCCGTACAAAGTGCTGGACGGTGTGGTCGACGCCTACGCGATTTCCGGAGGCTATGGTCGAACCTTGGCGCTGATGCAGGATGGGACCGTGCGCCATACCGGCTATGACGGTTTCAATATAGGGGGTGGCAGTGGCAACCGTAGCACCTGGGCCACCATCGGTGGCGACGCGCTTACGCAAGTCAAAAAACTGCGTATGTACGGAGGTTGTTACGGCTCTTCGGCCATGGCCTTGCGATCGGATGGCAAGGCAGTTGGCTGGGGCATGGGGTCCACAGGGTGCGCGGGCAACGGCTACGCCAACGAGTCACAGCCGCCCAACAGTTTCGTGCTGATAGATCGGCCGATCGTGGATTTCTCGCGCTCGGGCCATGTCGGTTGCACCGAGGGTGGGGCGTACCACGAATCGGCTTATCACTTCCTCACCGCCGACGGCCAGGTGATGTCGACCGGCTATGGGGGCTACGGCCAGACGGGCGACGATGACAACGACCATCGCTACGCCCCGTCGCCGATCCTGTTCTGAACCCTGCTGAATTTCATTTCCCTGTTTTTTGAAGGAGCGTTCCATGGGAACCGTTTCTCTGGGCAAGATTGCCTTTACCTGGCGCGGCGCGTATGACGCCGGCGCCACCTATGCCCGCCAGGATGTGGTGGGCCACCACGGCGACAGCTTTGTGTGCCTGGCGGACGCCACCACGGGTGTGACACCTCATGCGAATTCTCCGGCCTGGGACCTGTTTGCCCAGGGCACCCAAGGGGTCTCGAATCTGCCGGGCGAGGTCATCTACTTCGATGGCAATCAACTGGTGGCATTGCCCGCAGGTCAATCCGGTCAGGTGCTCACCATCGGCGCGCAGGGCATGCCGGTCTGGGCGACACCCGACGTGCGCTCCGGCACCAAGGCCCTCAAGTTGCCGGAAAACGCCAGCAACACGCAACCCAACAGCTACCGCCAGTTCGGTCTGATCATGACCGACGGCAGCATCCGCGCCTGGGGGCGCAACGTCAATTTCAAGCTGGGCGATGGCACTACCTTCGCGCGCTCCTACCCGGCACGCACAGCGTTTCCTCCCGGGTTTCCGGGGGCGGACAAGCTTTATTACAGCCACGACACCAACGGCTACTGCATCGACAAGAACGGCCAGCTCTGGGGCTGGGGCTATAACGGCTATGGCCAGCTGGGTACCGGCAACACAACCAACCAGCCCGTGCCGTACAACATGAGCGCCAACGCCAGCAACTCGATCGCCGGCAAAAACGTGGTGCAGATCGCGCAAAACTGTGGCGTCGAGGGCTACAACAGCACCCTGGTGCTGTGCAGCGACGGCACGGTGCACGCCTGTGGCTACAACGGCTACGGGCAACTCGGTCTGGGCGACGTGACACAACGCAATAACTTCGTGCAGTTGCCAGTGCTCTCGGGTATCACCCAGATCGCTGCCGGGCGGGAGCGCTACACCGCCTGTTACGCGGTCAAGAACGACGGCACCCTGTATTCGTGGGGCTACAACGGCAACGGCCAACTGGGGGACGGCACCACCAATCAGGCCAACGTCGCCATGCCGCGTGCGGGTGGCAGTCTCGCTGGCAAAACGATCGTCAAGGTGTTCGGTGGCTATGTGCACGCCTTCGCGCTGGATAGCACCGGCGCCTTGCACGCCTGGGGTACCAACGATTACGGGCAACTGGGCAACGGCAACATGGCCAACCAGTTCACCCCGGTTCAGGTGGCCACCAACGTGGCGGATGTCTATGCCGGCAGCTACGACTACCCGCTCACCTACCTCAAGAAGACTGACAAGACCCTGTGGGCCTGCGGTGCCGGTGCGTATTGGGGCAACACCAACGGCAGCAACAGCGGCAACTTCGTGCAAGTGCCGGTGGGCAATACCGTGGTCAAAGCGGTGCATGGCGGTACCGGTTCCTACAACTATGGCGCTGCCTTATTGGAAAACGGCACCGTCTGCGCCTGGGGCTACAACGGCAATGGTGCGTTGGGACTGGGCGATGCCACCAACCGCAGCAGTGTGGAACAGGTGCGCATTGCGCAGCGCCGCGTGGTCGACATTTCGTCCTACGGCTCCAGCTCCGAGCAGGGCCTGGTGTTTCTGCTCGATGACGGTCAGGTGCTGGCCAGTGGCTACGCCGGTGAAGCGCAGTTGCCCGAGGACGACAGCGAAACCAGCTACGTGCCTTACCCCGTCATCCTGTAGGGGGTGCCATGCCCAACGCTGCATTGTCTGAAGCCATCAAGGAAGCCTACGCCAGCGCGCCATCTCAGCAGATCATCCTGCACACCCTGGAATTGCGCCACCCGGCTTTCGTCGATGACGCCGGTCAACCAGTCGCGATTCGTGTCGTGCGCGACACGGGTGATCTCTGGGCCCGGCTGGAATCGCAAGCCCCGCTGCAAGCCGGAGAGCGCGTGCAGTTCGTGGCCATGGGGTTTGAGCTGGACCTGCCACCGGTGGACACCATGCCGGTGCCGGAAATCACCGTGACGCTGGACAACGTGTCGCGAGAAATCGTGCGCCACCTGGACGCAGCCGCCGAGTCGCAGTCGGTGATCGAGGTGACCTACCGACCCTACCTCTCTACCGACTTGGAGGGGCCGCAGATGGATCCGCCGATTCACCTGGTTCTGACGGAAGTGGAGGCCGACATCTTTCGGGTGACTGGGCGGGCGCGCATGCTGGACGTCGGCAACAAAGCCTTCCCCGGCACCAGCTACACCGCCAAGACCTTTCCGGGCCTCACCCGATGAGCCCCACACCCCATTGGGCAACCGAGCTCATCGGTCGGCCCTGGCACGCCGGTGCGCGTGGGCCGGACGCGTTCGACTGCTGGGGCCTGTTCTTGGTTATCCAGCGTGACCACTTTGGCCGTGATCTCCCGGAAATTCCGGTGGACGCCAACGACCTGCGCACCGTGATGACCACCTTCCGCGACCATCCCGAGCGGCAACGGTGGGTGGCAGTTGCGCAACCCGCCGAAGGCGATGCCGTGCTGCTGCGCCAATCCCGCCACCCGGTGCATGTCGGGGTGTGGCTCGCGGTCGATGGTGGTGGCGTGCTGCACGCGGTCAAGGACGCGGGCGTTGTGTTCCAGAAGTTACCCGAACTCTTGCTGCACGGCTGGCGGGTGGAGGGCTACTACCGATTTGTGGAGTCGATGTGAGCGAAGCCAATCAGGGCGCAGTGATCTTGCTGCGCAACCCCTTCCAGCCCAGTCACCGCGAGGTGATGGTGGCCCACCCGAGCCAGACCATTCGTCAGTGGCTGGGCAGCAAGGGCATTGCCGAGTTCGATCAGCCCACTGTCTGCATCAAGAACGGCGCGCCCGTGCTGCGTGCTGACTGGGCGGTCACGCCCATTGATGGCGTGGTGCTCTTCATCACCCTGCCGCAGGGCGGGGGAGGTGGTGGCGGTGGCAAGAACCCTCTGCGCACGGTCCTGATGATCGCCGTGATGGTGGTGGCCACCGTCTATGGCGGCCCCTTGGGGGCGAGCCTCGGGTTCAGTGGCAACCTCGCCACGGCCGTTGGCTCGGCCATCATCATGACGGCGGGATCCGCCCTGGTCAGTGCACTGGTGCCGCTGCCCACGCCCAACATGCCGTCGTTTGCCGGTTCGGGCAGCAGTCTGGCGCAGCCGTCGCCCACCTACAGCCTGCAAGGCCAGGGCAATTATGCGCGGCTGGCCCAACCCATCCCGGTCGTCTACGGCCGCCATCTGGTCTATCCCGACCTGGCCGCCACCCCCTATGGCGAATACCAGGGCAATGAACAGTTCCTGCACCAACTGCACTGCATCGGCCTGGGCGAATACGACATCGAGCAGATTCGTATCGAGGACACACCCATGGCCTCATTCGAGGAGGTCACCTATCAGATCGTGCCCCCAGGCAGACCGGTCACGCTCTTCAACCCGGATGTGGTGACTGCCCCCGAGGTCGCCGGGCAGGAACTGCTGGCCGGCACCTGGACCGGGGGCTTTGCCATCAACCCTGCTGACAGTGAAGTCACCCATATCGGTATCGACATCCTGCTGCCGCGTGGCTTGTATTACGCCAATGACGCTGGGGGCCTGGACAGCCGCAGTGCCAGCTGGAAGGTAGAAGCCCGCGCCATCGATGCCGAGGGGGACGCGCTGGGGGACTGGTTCACGCTGGGCAGTGAGAGCCTGGCCGCTGCCACGACCACACCGCAGCGCCTGTCCTACAAATATTCAGTTGCTGCCGGGCGCTACGAGGTCCGCGCCACGCGGGTGGATGGCAAAGACACCAACTCACGCGCCGGTCACGAAGTGCGCTGGGGCGAGGCCCGGGGCTATCTGGCCGGTGGTGCCACTTTCCCCGACAACGTCACACTGCTCGCCATCCGCATGCGCGCCACCGACAACCTGTCGCAGCGCTCCAGTCGGCTCATCAACTGCATCGTCACGCGCAAACTGCCGGTCTGGTCGGCGGACTCTGGCTGGTCTGCTGCCGTGCCCACCCGTTCGATCGCCTGGGCCTTTGTCGACATCCTGCGTGCGAGCTACGGCGCCAAGTTGCCCGATGTCCGGATCGATCTGGCTGCCTTGGCGCAACTCGATCAGGTTTGGTCTAGCCGAGGTGACCAGTTCGATGGTGTGTTTGACCAGCAGGTCACGGTATGGGAGGCCTTGACCCGGGTGGCTCGCTGTGGCCGGGCGGTGCCCTTCCTGCAAGGCGGCATCGTGCGCCTGGTGCGCGATGAGGCCAGAACCTTACCGGTGGCGCTCTTCAGTCCGCGCAACATCGTCAAGAACAGCCTCAAGATCCAGTATGTGATGCCGGGCGAAGAGACGGCCGATGCCGTGACGGTGGAATTCTTCAGCAGCCGCACCTGGAAGCCCGACGAAGTGACGGTGAGCCTGCCGGGTTCCAGCAGCGCCAATCCGGCCAAGCTGCGGCTCTTTGGCTGCACCACCGAAGCCCATGCGATGCGCGAGGCGCTGTATCTGGCCGCGGCCAACCGCTATCGGCGACGCATCATTACCTTGCGTACCGAGCTTGAAGGCCTGATTCCAACCTACGGTGATTTGATCGCCATTGCCCATGACATGCCCAGTTGGGGCGTGGGCGGCGAGATCATCGCCTGGGATGCCGACACCCGTACCGCCACGCTGTCCGAACCGGTCGCATTTCTCGATGGGCAAGAATATGTCATAGCCCTGCGCCGACGAGATGGCGGGGTCAGCGGCCCCCATGAGGTGATGCCAGGCAGCGATGCGCAGCAAGTGGTCTTTGCAGAGTTGCCCGATATCCCCATCGAAACCGGCCTGTCGGCCGAGCGCACCCATTTCGCGTTTGGCATCGCCGAGCAATGGAGCCTGCTGGCCCGGGTGATCGCGGTGCGCCCGCGTGGCGAGCAGGTGGAAATCACCTGCGTGGCCGAGCACCCGGCAGTCCATAACGCCGATAGCAGCGCCGACCCAATCTGAAAGGAAAGAAGATGAACGAACCCCACCTGATGGATGGCATGGTGGTCATGCCCCATGACGAATTTGAAGCCCTGCTGGAACGCGCCGCCGAACGTGGGGCGCGTCACGCCTTGTCCGACGTGGGGCTCGATGGCCCGGATGCCGCGCGCGACATCCGCGAGCTCAGGAATCTGCTGGACGCCTTCAACGAGGCCAAGAAAACCGCCGGCCTCACCCTGGTCAAGATGCTGGTCACGGGGCTCGTGCTGGCCTTGCTTGCCGGCACCATCGTCAAAATCAAACTGTTCGGAGGCCCGCAATGAGCCCGATCTTCACCACACTCGCCCCCGGCCTATTCGAAGCCGGTGCCAAACTCATCGACCGCCTGATTCCCGACCCGGCCCAACGCGAGCAGGCCAAGCTCGCCTTGTTCCAGGCCGAGGGCCAGCAGGCGCTACAGGAAATGCAGGTCAGCTTGTCGGCCATTCTGGCTGAGGCCAACTCTACCGACCCGTGGACCAGCCGCGCCCGCCCGACCTTCCTGTACGTGATCTACGGCGTGATCCTGCTGTCGGTGATCGGCAGCATCGTCGGCATCTGGTGGCCCGCCGAAGTGTTCCAGGCCGCCGAAAACCTGTCCAAGCTGCTCAATGCTGTGCCGGAAAGCTTGTGGTGGCTCTTCGGTGCCGGCTACCTCGGCTACACCGGTGCACGCAGTTTCGACAAATGGCGCGGGGTGTCCAGGTAGATCTCGCCAGCGGCTGCAGCAAACGTAACTACAGCAAACCATAGACCCCGTCTTCATCCGCTTCCCTCTTGGGTGGCCGGTGAAGGCGGGGTCTATTGTCGTTTGTGCTTTGGTCAACTTTCGGGACAACTTGCAGGAACATTGTCAATAGGCCATCTGGCACGTTATACTCTCGGGATAAATTTCAGTTAATGGCAGGGTGTTAGTTGTGATGGCCCAATAGGTTGTTTCTGTTCATTCGGCCTGAGTCTGAGAGACTGGGAGGTGCAACCCGACCCGCTTCCCACAGGAGCTCAGCCGAATGAA